GCACCTCCTTAAGGGGATTTTACCCCCCTAAGGACGGCCTTGGCCCTCCTTCGAGACGAGAACGTTCATTCGTCCCTCCACCCGTCCTAGAACGGGCGGATCCATCTGCGTTTGATGTCAACGGACGCAGGCCGCCCAGAACGTACCAAGTGATCCACAGAAAGGGGGTCATCCCCTCGCTTGAGGAAGAACTTAGTGAGGGCTCCGATGCCATTCAAAATGGATTTTGGAATGGCAGGGACCACAGCATAACCCTTTACTAAGGGGCTATGCGTGTTGTCATCCATCTTGTGTACATCGTACTGCAAGAAGGTATGACGACCCAAACTGGGAGATGTTGGATGAATACGAGGTAGACGTAAAAATCTATCAAGCATATCATCCAGGTATCTGGCGGACCGCCACATCCCGTGAATAAAGAAATTATTCCGGAGTGCAACTGTCGATACCAATTCCCGTACGTCTGTCCGTCGCGCAGGGAGTTCACGCCGAACACGAACGATTGACACGTCGTGACCGGAATAAAACTCTTTGCCACAAGACTCCCGGAACTTACCGTTCCAGAAAGACTTGTCACGGTTTACCTTAAAGCCAAAACTATTAAGGGACCGTACGACAGAATCAACCATATCTATGGGGATAATGATATCATCCCCATAGACGCGCACTCTATCTCTAAAGGATTCAAGATCCCTTCGAGACAGACGTCGGTTGAGCGCATCTTCGATGCCAAGGAAGCAGGTGGCCAGAAAGACCATCGCTTCCATGACAAAGCAGAGCGCCGAACCCATAGACGCGAACTTGGCTAGGCGAATTATACCATAGCCAGGCACATCAGCCTTCCGTGAACGAGTAGCATCGACGGCTTGGAAAAGCCAAGGATGGTTACTTAGTAGTTCGCGTACATGCTGATTCGAGACTCGGTCAGATGCTTCAGACAAGTCGAGGGTAGCAAGGCTCCCATCCAAGGAACCTCGCTGTGCCATCGCTTGGTTTGTAATCTGATCATCAAAACCAAGGAAGGCATAAAGGAGTGAATCCTTCTGCACTTCCGACACGAAAGCTTCGAGAAGGGCCTGCTGCATATATTGCATAGCAGTAGGCTCAATCGCAATGATTCGTGGAGTCTTGAGCGTTTTTGGTACAGTGATAACCCTAACGGGTATCTCCATACCAGGTTCGAGAATGTCCACCTGTTGGGCCTCGCGCCAGTAACGGTGCGAAGGGAATAGATACTCTGAAGAAGGAAATAATTCCTCCAATCTTCGAGTCCAAACCCTCTGGTTATACTTTTGGTTCGCATTTAAACGATCCGCAGTAGCACCAGGACCATGACGAGGTACAATGCTGCCAAGATAGACCATGTGGTCCACCTTGGCAAAGAGGTCACCAAACAGGACAACGCCAATACGCCTAAGGCGCAGCAGCTCGTCCCGAGTAGTGAGTCTATCATTGTTACGGACATCCTGCTCACACTCCATGAACTTTGCAAAGGCATCGCGTATTCTCTTAGGAGAACACTCGAGCTCTATCTTACCAAAGAGTAGCGTAAGCTGCCTGATGGCTTGAATAGAGTCTATGCAAGGTTCAGAGAGCAACCGCCCGTCATTGGAGAACACACGACTAAGGAAACCCGATAGAAACACCGGGAGACCACCCCTTCGCTTAAAGCCGGCGAAGGAGGTAGAGTCCACAAAACCCTGCTCGAGACTTTTGTGAAAGTCTTTACAGAATTGTGGAAGGGTAATCGTTAAAAACGAGAGCCCCTCGTGTGAAACTCGATCGCGAATTGTTTGAAAATCGCGATCAGTGCTGGCTTGACACCAGTTGCCCATTTCTTGGGCAACCTCGTTCCAGAGCAACATTAGGCTTTTCATCTTCCCTCCTTTAAGAGGTAGAGATCCCAAGCCATAAGTTGCGCCAGAGGAGGCGCGATTGTCTAGTTTTCCCCACCCAAGAGCTGTGTCACCTTGGCACCAGAAGAAGCTGTCAGGTACGCTACCAGTGCGTCCACGACATACTTCTGCTCGGTGATGGTGTAACCCTGAGGCGGAACGTCGACAACGACGTACACCGACATCGACACTTTCTCGTTACGAGTAGTGTCGAACGGGTTCGCAGCGATCTTGCTGTCGTTCAGCCGGATAGACCGGCGAGTCCTCTTCCCGTAAGTGTGAGAAATCACAAGGGAATTGGTCCCATCGTCCTGGGTAAAGGTACCGGTGTTCAAGCCGGAACCAGTCCTGGGCATCGATTGCGCGACAGCATTGATCGTCACGCTTTGTGGATCGGCGAAACTCATGGCAATTGCTCCTTACGGCCACAAGATTGTGGCGGTTGCAGTGGATGAAGGATCCATTACCGGCTCCTGGTTAAACCAAGAGCAGCTAGTATGGATATTTGGCGAGGAGTGAACGATTCCTCGCTTAGCCCGAATCCGAAAGGTGTGGCTTGACGACGGTATTTGACTGTATGAGTCAATTCCTGAGTCAAGTCCGGAATGTTATACCCAGTAGGGGTGACATTCCGCATGCGGTACGTGGCTTTCCTGACGGAGAGCTCCATCATGTACCCGTACGGCATCACAAGACCGTCTTCACTAAATCTGGTCATATTGTTAATAATATCACCAGTATTAGAGAACCAATCTACGGCCCAGCTCCAGGGTGCAAGGTCCCAGATAGCTTTAAGATCTATCTTAGCACCATAAAGGTGCTCGACCCTGCGGAGTCCAGCCTTCCACTCATTCATCTGAGCTTTAGTAAACTCAGCGTGATAAGTGAAAGCTCCAGAGAACCAACGATTCCTCTCGAGAGTAATCTCGGTGTAAAGAGGAAAAGTATGGTTTCCACCCTGCCAGAAACCAGGAAACGAGAGTATGTAAGATGCACCGGCTGGGCTGGCCGATGTTACACTCGATTCAATGGTTTCTATAGTCTTTGGGAAGTAGTAACGTCTCCGAACTCGTCGACCGGAATCACGCAAAAACTGATCCCATAAGAGATCAGCTTTCCGGTATGCGTGTAGCCAACGCTTAAAGTCAGAGATCAAAGGCATCAAGCCGAATTGCAAGTTGAGCCATTCTCCTCCAGCTTTCTTGAGGAAATCGCCCTTCTTGAATAAGCTTGACCCAATGAGCCTTGGAAATCCCTCTCGGAATTCTCCGAAAGTGACTGACAAGCCCGCTACTGGATTTGTGGGAATACTCCTCGAGATGGCCTGTGCCCCAGCTGCATCAATCGATTCTTGATCAGATTGAAGCAACGGGTTAAGATCCTCAAGAGGTGTATCCGATGTCCAGTACTTGGGAAAGAGTGTACCACGATAGTAATTACTATCGCCTACTGCTCCAGACCAGGTGCTGATGTACGGACAGTTATCACTGTACGTACAAATCGAAGAGAAGAACTCTCCCCCAATATCCTCAACGCTTCCCTCGAGATGAGAGAAACGATGCCCTTCCGACTCAGTTTTCTGAGTCGAGTACAGATGACCTGAGGATTGAAAATCCGAATTCAAAATTGGTAACAATTTTGAACGGACTCCCCAGTGATAATCAGGCGAGCGAACATCCCTCGTCCGAGTTTTCAATGTCATCGTCATCCAAAGACTGCCTCCTCACGGATTTGGTAACCGAGGGCTTCATGCACTGCGCATGGAGTGTGTCGGCTAGCACTGGGAGACCCCTAGGGGTGCTAT